TCCCACCCACCCTGCACGTCGCCGACCCTGGGTAGCGCCGCCGGGTCGGTCCAAAGCAAAAGCCGGGCGAACGATGCCGCCAGCATCCCGTTCCAGGCGATCGCCTCGTAGCAGGTCGCCACGCTGGCCTCGATCATGAGCGCGTCGCAGACCGCCCGAATCTTGCCGGCCGAGGCGGCATGATTGAGCACGCCGCTAACGCCCCCGCCCTGCTCGAACTGCCACCAGCCGCGCGCCGGCCCGCCGTGCTGCAGGCGGGCTTCCCAGTTCGTCTCCTGGCCGGCGATCGCCAGCAGCATCACGCGAGCCTCATCTGTGATCGGCACATCAGCATAGACATCTAGCCAATGCAGCGTTGGGTCGATCAGATTCACGAGCAGCGTCTCGGGCGTGATCTCGGCCGGCAAAGGTGCCGGACCGGGAACCGGCGGCGCCGGCCGGATCATGCCGGTCGCCGTGGCGGCGAGCCCCTGGTTGTCGTCGGTGAGGTCGAGCGCGCCCGCCTCGAGCTCGCCCAGCCACTCAAGCACCTGGCCGCGCGTGTAGGTCATGGTTTCACCTTCTCGATCGTTTGGCGGATGTGGTTGCAGGTCTCCAGAACCGTGTAGTGGCGGCCGTTGCTGAGCGTGATGACGCAGCGCCCGCCGGGGGCGACCAGCTGGTTGGCGCCGCCCTGGTCCTCCTTGGTCTCGTACATGCTGACGACATGCTCGACGTTGATCGTCACCTCGGATCCATCAAGGACATGCACCACGATGACGAGCAGGTTGACGAGGTCAGTCATCCGGCTTTCAGAGTTGCAATCTCGGCTTTCAGGCTCGCGATGTCTTCGAGCAGCCGGCCGACAATCACCGTCAATGGCACCGTCAGGCGATCATAGGCGACGCCGTCCGGCACCTTCGTCGCCCCCTCCTTGGGACGGCATTCGGCCGTGTCGTCGACGACCACTTCCTCCCAATCCTCGGGCGCGTAGGTCCAGGTGACGAGGCGCGGATCGAGCGCGGCGACCTGCTCGGCGCCGAAGCCATACCAGCTCCACTCGGCGGGATCGGCCTCGGCCGTCGAGCGATACCAGATCGCCTGCAATCCCTTGACGATGCGCTCGGCCTGTCCAGCATCCATCGGCTCGATGTCGGTCTTGTAGCGCAGCGACGAGGTCGAGCGCAGAACGCTGTTGGCCGGCGTCGTGCCGTTGTCGATGAAGCAATTGGCAGCATTCGCCGTCGTGCCGATGCGCGGCATCTGGATCGAGCCCGATGCCGATAGGCGCAACGTCTCGGCAAGCGTCGTACCACCAGAAGCGACGGTGAAGAACTGCACGAAGGTCGGCACGTTCGCCGCCGCCCAGGCCGAGCTGGCGATGCCCCGGATGCGGGCGCCGATCTGCGCCGCGGCACCATCGGAACCGGCAAAGTTCACATCGCCCAGGATGCCCTGCGATCCGAGCGCGCCGTGACCTTCGATCGTGCCGTTGCTCGACTTGTAGAAGGAGAGCGACGGCCCACTGGCATCGGCCGACCAGCGGCCGATGTAATGAGCGCTGGTCGCGAAGTCGGTGCCGGCCTGCTGCATGCGGGCGTGACCAAGCTCAAGCAGCGAGCGCGTCCACCCGAAGAACGTCCTGCTGCCGTCGCTCCGCATCGTCTGCCACGAAATATGGCTACTGGCGGGCTGTGAGCCTTCGTAATGGATGATCGCCGTTCCGGCCGGCATGCCGTAGACCTGCCCCGGCTCGACGACGATCTGCGTCTTGTTGTCAGCGATGCGGATCGGATTGCCCGTCGTGCTGCCACCGAGCCACGAGTAGCGGTTGGCGCCGATGGTGCAGGCTCCTTGCATGAGGTAGATGCCGGCAACGGCAAAGCCGTCGAGATAGCAGTTGACGACATCGTTCAGGGCGTTAGCGATCCTGACGGTGTAGTCGGCGGTGAAGGTCACCGGGAAGTTGAAAGGATGGCAGCCGATCAGGATGCAGCCGCCGCTCTCCATCGAGATGTTGGCGATCTTGGCGTTGTAGGCGACGACGCTGATGACCTCGTTGTCGGTCGCCATCGTCAGCAGACGGAAGTTGTAGTCCGAACGGTCGGCGGGATTGCTGAAGGCCGCACTGTCGGTGAAGAAGTCGGAATTGGCGAAGTCGGTCTCGTAGAAGCGCGACAGGGTCGCATGGCCGAACAGGCCCTCGGTGACGCGGGCATTCTTCGCCGCGATCTCGCGCACGATGCCGCCCTTGCCGCCCTCCAGCCAGATCGCGTAGTCGGCCTTCTTGTCGGCATCGATGGTCATGCGCGTGACGCCGCCGCCGAACATCGTGCCCTCGCCGAAGCCGCGATGCACGACGGCCTTGCCGGCAGGCCACGTCGAGCCGATTGCCTTGATGACCGTGGCGTTCTTGCCGGCGCCCTCGAGCAGGATGCTGGTTGTACCGAACGGGCCGGTCGGGATGTCGACCTGGTCGGAGACGAGAACGGTCCCGGCCGGGAAGAACATCGTCCCCTGCTCGCCGGGGATGGCGGCGAGTGCCGCATTGATCTCGTCGATGCTGTCGGGATTGCCGGCCCACACGCCCCACCATTCGGCGTAGTAGTAGCCGACCTCGTGCTCGCGCTCCCAGGCACCCGACGCGCCCGTCGGATCGCTGTTCGGCGCGACGACGAGCCCGCCCAGCGGATCGAGCGCAACCCAGGCCGAAAAGTCCCCGGCCCGCCAGTTCCACGTCCCGCCGCCGCCGTCGCTCTGGGTCAGGCGATAGCGGGTGACGATGGTGGGCGTGCCGGCGGCGGACGCCTTCAGGTCAGCCAGGGCGTAGACGGAAACCGAACCGTCGAACGGCGCCCATGCCGCGTCCTTGCGCCCGTAGGTCTGACCGTTGACCGGCGCCTCCTCGACGGCATCGGTCATATCCGCGACGGACAGCCAGACCGGGCTTGTCCATTTGTAGATGACACCATTGCCGGCAACGAACGTCTGGTCCGGCGTCGGGTTCGAGGGAAAGTCGAGAGGCATTGCTTTCTCCTAACCGGCCGTCTTGAGGATCGAGAACCGGATGGCGACCGCCTCGGCAAGATCGCCCGCCGTCAGGTTGCGGATCGTGATGGCGGCATACGCGGTATCGGCACGAGCCGTCAGCCCGTAGGCGCCCGTCGTGCCGCCGATGCTGCTGTCGTGATTGAGCACGACGATGTCGCCCTGCTCGACCCAGACGTTGTTGAGCGGCAGGATCACCGCCGCCCCCGCCGCCAGGTTGGCGTTATGGGTGGTAATGAGGCCCGTCATCCGGTTGAGCTCCACCGCCGTCGTCTTGCTGGTCGCCTGGGTGACATGCCCGCCGGAGTTGGTGCCCGGCAGGGCGTCGAAGCGCAGCTCGCGCAGGTCCGATGCGGAGGAAGTCGTGTAGTCGATGTCCCGGTCGGGATCGGTCTGGCACCAGACGCCGGTGCGGGTAGCAACAAAGGCCGGCGAAGCGCTGGTGTCGACCGGGATCGAGAAGGTGTTGGCCGAGAGGACGGTCACGGTGTGCGGGCCGCCGTTGACGGCAATCGTGCCGGCAACCCCGCGCAGGAACACCGTGCTGCCGGATGCCAATCGATGAGCCTGATCCGTCGTGACCACCGCGGCAGCTGCCTGGGAAACCCCGGCAACCAGCCCGCGCAGGCCGAAGTCACGGAAGTTGAGGTCGCGGACCATGCCGCCGACGACGCTGCCGGAGCCGGCGCCGCCTGCGCGGGTCAGCAGGACGCCGCCGACCGGACGGCCATTGTAGCTGGTCAACCGCCCACCGAGGATCTGCCAGTTCGAGACCGGAAACCCTCCATAGGAATGAACGCTCACGGCGAACCGCTGCTCGTCGGGCAGCGCCAGGCCGGGGCCTTCGACCGGGTTGAAGCGCACGGCGGCAGCAGCGGCCGTTGCAGTCGCGTTGGCCGACAGCGTGACGGTCGTACCGGCAATGCCGGCGACCAGGGTGCCGCCCGGAACGCTCGGCGTGACGACCGGCATGCCGACGACGATGCCCGTGCCGGACGCAACCGTCGCCGTCGGCGATCCGCTCGTCGTGCTGATCGTCGTCGTAACGCCGCCCGCCTCGTTGAAGGGACCGTAGGGCGTCGTGTAATCCGCCGGATGATACTGTGCGTTGTGAATCGTCGGGTTGATGACGCTCAGGCCAATGCAGCCGACGATGTTGAAAGCCGTGCTTTGCGAGTGCTTCAGCGTCGGATTGATGATGTTGATGTTTACCCCGAAGTCGACCTCGCAGCCGGCGGAAACGATGTCGGCAATATCCACACCATCGACATAGAGATCGCTCACCGTGACATCGGTCGCGTAGGCGATGAACACCCCGCTTTCCTTGCTGGCCCGGATGATCGGCGAGACGACATTGACCCCGGTGGCCGCTCCGATCTGCAGCAGGGCGCGGTGGATGGCGTAGCCGCGGTCGTGCTCGGAGAAGCAGGCTGACGATGGCGTGCCGGTCGCGCTGAAACACCAGGCCCGGCCGTCCATCACGAATGCGGGCTGGCCGAGGCAGCTGTCCTCGATGGTGATGGTCGTGTCGGTCGAGGACTTGACGGCCTTGAGGCCGCTGATCAGGCCGCCCAGGCCCGAGACGTTCATGAAGTAGACCTGCGTCTCGGCAGCCAGGGCCGCGTTCGCCGAGAGGAAGGTGAAGGTGGTGTCGGCCGTGCTGTTGTCGGCCGCCACGATCGGCCGCATCGTGCCGGAGTGGCCGATGTAGATGCAGTTCGACGAGAAGTCGATCCGGCCGCAGTTCTCGAACAGGTTACGCCGTGTGCCGGATTGCAGGCAGCCGGCGAAGACTACAGAGAACGAGCCGTGATTGACGAAGGTGCAGTCCTCGACGACGCAGTCGATGGCATGGAAGAAGCGGACCATGTAGCCGGAGACGGCATAGCCCGCGTTGCGCGTCGGATCGGTCGAGGGATCGGTGACCGATGTGTCGGTCGTCGTGTTCCACAGGTACTTCGGGTAGACGCGGCCCGAGCCGTCGAACTTGAGGTTCGTGATGCGGATGCCGCGATCGACCCGTTCGAAGGCGTCGAGGTCGGCGTTCGTCTGATTGGTGAACACCGAATCGGTGAGCGGCAGCGTCGCGCCCGCCTTGATCACCGAGGCGTCGCCCTGCCCCTTCAGGACGATGTTGGACGGCAACTCGACCTGGCTGCCGACCAGGTAGGTTCCCTGCGGGAACAAGAGCTCACCGCCGCCCGCCGAACCCAGCATGCTGGCCGCAGCCTGGATGTAGGGGCTGAGATCGGTGGTATTCGAGCCGTCGATGATCGAGGGATGCAGGCCTTCGGGAATGAAGCCCAGCACCGAGACGGGGCCGCCGCCGCCCTCGATCGTGATCGAGCCCGCATCGCCGCCCGTCGAGGCCTCGACCCACTGCGAGGAATTGCCGTCGTTGTAGTAGACGAACAGCTGGCCGAGCTCGGAGTGCCACCACAGTCGGCCCACAAAGATGTCGACAGGCGGCGAGGTGCCGACATGGACCGACGAGCCGGACGCCGGGCCGAACGTCGGACAGGCGGAAAACCTGGCCGTGCCGTTTCCGACTTTTAGCCGCAGCGCGCCGCCCGACAGCCGCTCGACCGCGAACTCGCCGTCACCGATCACCAGGTCGTTGGCAGCCCACTCGGCCGAGGACGCGATGAGCTGTCTCATGCGAGCATATGTCGTGGGCATCTATCCCGCTCCTATGACGAGTGACGCCGGGAACCCCGGCGATCCGGCGCTGACGAGGTCGGCCGACGGCGCGGCCGGACTGCCGGCGACGATCCAGGCCAGCGAAGGCGCCCCCGGCGTGCCGGCGACGATCCAGCCGTCGCCCGGCGTGACCGGTCCCGGCATCGCCTCGGGTGGCTGGATCGGGTCGAGCTCGGCCGCCACGCGCACGCGCACCCAGCCGTACACCGGGTTGTCGAATTCGAGGTCGCTGGTAAAGCGGACGCTATGCGGCGAGCTGATCTCGCCGCGCCGGCCGGCGATCCACGTCTCCAGCCGCTGCATGACGAAGTAGTCGTAGGCATACTGGTTGACCCATGGCTGCCACTGGCCGAGCTCGGGCACGGTCATCACGAACTCGAGCTGGAAGGCGTGCGGCATCGTCTTGTAGAGCCGGCGCTGGCGCTGCAGGCCCGATTCCATCGGCGTGCGCAGCACGCCCATGCCGACGTTCACGCGATAGGGCGTGATCTGCGCGCAGCGGAATTCCTCGGGATAGGTGACGGTCATGCCGGCACCGGGTCATCGAGGAAGTCGAGCGTGCCGTCGTAGACCGTCTCGTCATAGACGACGCCGGTGATCGCCACGACCGCGCCGCCCTTGGGCGAAATCGCCGTCAGCGTGAAGTCTTTTATGACGCGCAGCCCGTCGCCCCACGAGAAATGCGTGCGCTCCTGCGTCGGCTCGGTGCGCCAGTCCTGGCCCGGTCCCCACGGAGAGCTCGCCAGCACCGCCTGGTGCGGCGCCGAACCTTCTGTCACTTGCACCAGGCCAGACGCGCCCGAGTACTCGTCGCGGAACAACATGTAATGCGGCGGCGGCACCTCGTCCCACGGCAGGTCTCGGTCGAGCGTCACCACCAGGCCGTCGGCCTCGCCGACCAGGCCGTTGACGCCCCAGCGCGGCAGCGTGTGAGCGACGGCGATGCGCTCGCCGGGCTGCGGGATCAGGCCTTCCAGCTCGGTCGAGAAGTTGACCAGACGGCGCAGCTTCTGCCGGCGCTGCCATTGCAGGCGGGCGAACTCGGCCGCCTGCGTCGCGTTCGTGCAGCCGAACAGGTTCATGCGGTCGGGCGAGACGCTGGTCGTGGGATAGCGGACATAGGCCGGCGCGAAGCTGTCGGGCTTGACGTACTCGATCTCGATGCCGTCCGCGGCGCCGGTCTGCTCGAACTCGTATTTCAGCTGGAAGCTGCCCTTCACGATGTTCTGCTCGGTCCACAGCATCGAGCGTACCGGGCGCCGGCCGTCCTGGGCGACCGACATGGCGCCCAGCACGGGCAGCGGCGCCGCCGCAACGCCCTGCACCGCCTGGCTGAGCGCATCCCACACCGTCGTGCGCTGCGTGTAGACGGCATTGAACTCGTAGCCCGCCCAGTAGGTCCGCAGCGGGCCGAGCGTCGCCAGGTCGACCTCGGACAATGGCCGCCGGGCGCCGTAGGTCGTGTTCGTGTAGATGTCGATCAGCGCGTCGGCGGGGCTGGCCGTCGGCACCGGCGAACCGCTGCCCATTGCCGGCAGGCGGCGCCGGCAGCGCACCCGCACCGGCGAATCGCCATCCGACAGGCCGGCGGTTGCCTTGAAGCGAACGGCGAGCAAGGTAGTGTTGCCGTAGAGCGGCGCCGCCAGGTCGGCGCGAAGTTTGGCGCGGTCCCAGGTGAAGCCGGCGGTTGCCTCGTCGCTCTGCGGCGAAATCCGCGTCAGCCGAACCGCCCACATCGCCGAGCGGCCCATGTCGTAGGTGAAGGTCCGGCGAATCGGGTCTCGCGTCTGGTCGGTGACGTTCTCCTCGAATGTCATCATCGTCCCGGCGACGAGGTCGCCGTTGGCGTCGACCTCCTGGATGTCGAACTCGAATGTCGATGTGTGCGGCGAAATGTTGCCGCCGAACGATGCCTGGAAAAACAGGCCCGCCCGCCAGGTGAGGTCCATCTCGAGGAAGCGGCCGGTCTGGCCGGTGACGCTCAGCCGGAAGAAGCCATAGGAGTTTGGGTCATTGAGCTCGATGCCCTGGACCTCGTTGCAGGTCACCACGTTCTCGCGGAAGGCGGTCGCGCCCAGGCTGATGTTGCCGGGCGCTTGCAGATGCTGCGCCGGCGGCACGACGTCGTAGGTCACCGCGCCGCTGCCGATCAGGTCGGCCGGCGTGTCGCCGACCAGCACTTCCAGAACGTCGACCTCGCCCTGGCTGATCACGAACAGCTGGTC